TGTATATTAAATGCTGATGATTTTGAGGAATATAATGACTAGGTTTGAAAGTAGAAAAAGAAAGATAGATTGGGATAGTATAACTAAGTGGGAGGAAGATAATAAATCTCTTGTCATTTGGGCATTGACTATTGATTGTATTCGTGATAGAATGAAAGAAACTGACCAAGACTTTGTAGTGCATGACAATTTAATATATGAATTTTGTTATCATACTAGACGAGGTTGGGATATGGAAGAATTTAAAAACGCATTTAAAGATTTTATAATTTTTAAATTATATGTTATAATTGTTTTAACCTTTGGAGGTTGTATATATGGAAGAAGAATTAGATAAGTTAGTTGATGATTGGTATGATAGCCAAGATTTAATTGGCACAGATGAAAATGAATTTATAAAGATAAAAAATTATGGAGATAAAAATGATGGGCGAAATACTAAGATGGGAATGGAACGATAGTCAAACAGACTATGAAAACTTTAGATATTGGTTGCACTTAACTAACCAAGAAAGAAGAAACTTTAACGAGCCTGAAATAAATTCAACAGAGGGATTGAAATTATTTGAAAATATGTTAGGAGTAAAAATGAATTTTGAGGAGACTTTTAATGAGTAATGATGTAAATACACAGATTAAAGAACGAGTGGTAGATGTTATTAAAGACGAGTGGGTTTTATTTGAAAGAAAAGATTTACTTGACGATTGCTTGGATTTTGTTATTGAGGAGGCA